CCCGCTGGCCGTTGTCCTTGACCTTGGAACCAGCTATCTGGTGCCACTGGACCCGCTGGCGTTGGACTTCGATCTGGCGGAACAGGCGGGCGGCGGTTTCTTTTACAGAAAGCCCCCGCTGGCCGTCAGCTACCGATACCAGAGCACCCAGGCATCAAGGCAACCCGAGGCCACCCGACGCCAGCACTTCGAGCTGGGCAGGCCAGAGGACGGCAGCGGGCGAGCGTTCAGCACAGAACAGGCCAGCCGACAGTTCAATTACGACAAAGCGCTGCCCTGGAACGGCGTACCCGTAAAGGACAAACCAGAAAACCCATTCAGCGGCAACGAAGCCCGGCCGGTTTGGCTGGCTACCGACTGGCACCTGTGGGCGAGGTTTCCGGTAAAAGACGACCGGCATGGCGAAGGCGCTCAGGCTTGGGACGTCCAGAGCCCGAAGGATCTACGCGCCACCCAGCAATGGAACGACCCCAAAGACCACAACCAGAGCAGCGACTACCGGGCATCAGACAGCGTTCTGAACTGGCAGGCACCGCCGGCGATCGAAGTGGCCCCGGAACAGGGCGACACCCTGAACTTGACGCGAGCACCCTACACCCCTCCGGGCGCGCTAGTGGTAGATTTTGAATTGGTACCGGAATCGCTGATTATAGAAATCAAGCCACCGACCCGAAGCGTGGACGCCCGCCAGGATTACCCGAGCTGGTCGCTAAAGGACACCCTGGACGGGCGCACCATCCACCCCTGGGATCGCAAGCCCAGGCTGGGCACCGAGGTGGAGTTCCCGAGCGCCGCCGAACCCAACGCGCCAGACAGCCCGCCCCCGGCAGAACCAGAAAACAAAAGGACATACCGAATCATGAACGCCAGCAGCCTGATCGAAGTCAGCACCGGCAACCCGCTGGACTTCAAAGACCTGAGCATCGGCCTCGATGCCGACAGCTTCGCCTGGACCATGAGCGCCACGATCCTGAACCGCGCGAGCATGGACCAGATCCGCCCGAGCGCAGCGGGACCGGCGGAAGTGATAGCCGCCATCAACGGCTACGTCTGGCGGTTTGTGATCGAGAGCTACAGCCTGGATAAGCGCTTTGCCCGGGAGACTTACAAAACCCAGGGCGTGTCCAGGGCCCAGCTTCTGGCGGCGCCATACGCCCCGAAGACCACCGGCCGAGTCGACAGCCAGAACAACGCCTATCAGATCATGGCAGATCAGCTTCAGTTCACCGGATTCTCAGTGACCCGGCAGGCGGGCCTGACCGATTACGTTATCCCGGCCGGCGCCTGGGGATGGGACGACAAGACAGCGATGGAGGTGATCGCCGAGCTTGCCGAAGCCCAGGGCGCGATCGTGGTGCCAGACAGAGACACCGACGAACTGCACATCCGGCACCGCTACAAGCAGGTGGGCCCCTGGAATTATGACGACCAGGCGATCGAGTTTATCGACGCCGTTCTTCAGGACACCATGGTCATAAGCTACGCCAGCCAATGGGAGCCGAAGCCAGAGTATAACGCCGTGTTTGTATCGGGCATCACCGACGGCGTGGCCGTGGACGTTTTGAGATGGGGCACCGCAGGCGACAAGGCGGCGCCGGATATTTTCGACGACCTGAACGTGGAAGCCTACCAATGCCAGGAGCGCGGGATGGCCGCGATCGCCGCCGGCGGCAACCAGGAGATCGTCACCATCGACACCATTCTACCCACCAGCGGCGCGCCGGGACTGATCGAGCCCGGCAACGTGATCGAGTACCGCGATACCCAGACACCCGCGAACACCTGGCGCGGAAACGTCCTGAGTAATACGATAGCTTGCGGGCAGCCGGGAACCGGCCGCGTCACCCAGACCATCAAGATCGAAAGGCACCACCACTAATGGCCACCGTGAACCCCTGGCGAAGATTTCAGAATTTAATGCCGCGCGCCGGCCGTTACACTGTCACGATTACGCAAGTGAACGCGGACGGAACCAGCCTGGCCACCCGAAGGGACGGCAAGCAAGTGAGACTGAAAGGCGGGCTGGTTGCCGCAGAGAACAAAGCCTGGGTAGAGGGAGAACAGATCATCGGAGCGGCGCCGAACTTACCCGAGGCCACGCAGTACGTCTGACGAACAGACCGCAGTAACCGGGCGCAATGCCGGCCCGCAAGATGCGAGGCTGTAGCGAGACACTCATGGGATCACCCGATAGAAAAAGGGCGCGACCGGACGGCCGCACCCTGGGGAGTTACGCCACTTTTGAAGCGACCTGATCGCCTTCGTCGGGCCCGGCATCTTCGGCCTGGGCATCAGCGGACGGATCCGCATGCGCGCCGGGATCGCCCGTTTCGGCTTTCGCCCCGACCTGAGCTTCGGCCTGCTTGGTTTCCGCTTTGGTCAGCATCCGGCAGGCCGCATCGTAAGCATTAGCGGGCAAGCGGTTCAGAGTCGGGACACCGGAAACCGCCGTGGCGAATTTGCCAGCGTCGCGGCCCATGGCTTCGATCCGCGCGCGCAACGCATCGGCCTGTTCCTCAGAGACCACCGGCACCGGCACCCGGCCGGACCGTTTAGCGGCCGCTTTGGCAGGCTGGCGGTTTTGAGGTGGGGAGGACGGCGAATTGTCCTGGCTGCGCGCCGCGTCGTTGTCTTCAGAGGCGATGCCCAGGATAGACGAGGCATGGTAGCGGCGGGCGTAAGAGATCGCCGCACCGACGGCCTGAGCCACCGACAGGTTCTTCATGGTTTCCACCGGGATCGACAACTGGCCCTGCATAAACTGACCAGAGGAGTGCGCCAGCGTGGTCACAATGACGACTTCACCGATGACTTCAGGAGCGAAGCCCTTGGAATCCGCCGGCAACACCATGCGCTGATCCGGCGGATACAGCGTGAAGGTCGGGAACTGAGTCAACGACAGCCCGTTGGCTTCCAGGGCCCCACGCGAGGCCGACAGGATTTGCGACAGATCGGCATACTTGTAGCCGTAACCCTGCTGGGCCTTCCCGACGTCCTCGACGGTACCTAGAAAGGATGAGTGAGCGCCAATCAGCGCGTCGATTCCAGATTCAGAGAATTTTACAAGTTCCATTAGACCACCTCATTAATGTCAGATTGACCGCGCGCATACGCAGGGATATCAATTTCAACCAGGCCGCCGGGATAGGCTGGCCAGTTTTCCGCGTCACGGCAGGCGCTGAACTGTTCCAGCCCGCCGTGGTATTTTTCCCGGGCCCGAGACAGCAGGGCGTCGGATGCCAGATAGCAGCGCACCGCGAACGGCGCCGTGGTTTCCACAAACACCCAGACGAACTGGTCCGCCGGCTTGCCACAACCCGCCACTCCGTCCATGTACATCGCCGCCGATACGTCATAGCCATAATTTGAGATAGACCGGGCAACGGCCGCAGGGCGCGCGTCTTCGCAGGTTTTCAGGTCGACAATGACGCCGTCGGTTTCGCGGTAGTAGTCCGTCCGGACCTTGCACAATTCGCCAGTGGCCTTATCGACCCAGACGAAAGACTGCTCAGCCACCCCGCCGGTCAAGTAAAAGGACGCATCGGCGTCGGCTTCGATGGACGTCACCGCCCCGATAGCAGCATCCGCCTGCAGCGGCGAAATGGCCGTCTTGCCTTCGGGCGGAAGCAGGAGGTCATCCATAAACACCACATCGGCGCCGGCGTTTTCCAGGGCCGCGCGGATATCGGCCTTGGTGGTTTTTGAGGCCAGGTCGATGCCCAGGCGTTCAGCCGCCGCTTTGTGATCGGCAACGGAATCGATGGCATCCGGAGAGTCAGCCTTCACCGGGATGGTGGCCGCCAAATCTTCCCAATAGACGGCGGCAACACCGGCGTCGTCTAGCTCCTTCCTGATGTCTGCTTTTTTGGCTTTGCCCGTTGGCGTGAACCCGGCCGCCTTCGCCGCTTCTTTATAGTCCGCGAGCGAATCCAGGGCTTCGGGATGGCCGGCCTTTGTTGGAGCTGCCGCCGCGAGGTCTTCCCAGAACACCAGGCCCGGATCCGCGTCCTCAAGCAACGGCCGAATCTCAGCCTTCGATGTTTTCGAGGTCAGATCGAGCCCGGCTTTCTCAGCGGCATAAAGATAATCGTCGGAAGAATCCAGAGCGTCCGGGAAGTCTTCGCGGGACGGTTCGACGAAATACAGGGAGTCGAAGGTTTCCGGTTCGAGGACGGCCGCATGGATGACCGTGCCCAGGCTCATGGCGTCGGAGAACTTACGGCGCAGTCCGTCCATCATCGCCAGGCAATGAGCAGGCGAGCGGCTGATCAGTTCCTTGAGCGTGGTAGAGGACACGCCCGGGCCGCCATGGTAGTCGTCGTTCGACAGCTCGGCATTGCTATATATTCCGGGCTTCATTACGCACCCCCGAGCAAAGCGGCGAGATTGAAGGTCCACACGACGACGCACAGAGACGCCAGGGCGGTCTCAACTTTGACGCGACGAACCGCCAGGGCAGAGCCGCGTCGACGCTGGATGAAAGCCTTGTCGCGGAAGGACAGAGAGACCGAGGGACAAACAGGGATAGCAGGTATCATTTGCGGCATTCCTTCTGGTTTGGTTGTAGAGGAAACCGGTAAACCGGATTCGTTGTGCCACTATAACCATTTTACAGGGAAAGTAAACCGCTTTACCGGTTTAATACCGCAAAAAAAGGGCCACCAGAAAGGCAGCCCGGTATTCGTTAGAGGGGGCGACCGAAGGCGACCACCAGGCCAAGCACCACCGGAGCCGAATCGTCGCCCCAGGTCGCGCGAATAACAGGCCAGTGCCGGCCCTTGAACCGGAAACAGAAGGCCCCCTCGTGCATCGTGCATCGCGCACCAAAAATACCGTTATAGCGAACCGCATAAGCGGATACCGCACTATATGCCACACCGGTAATTAAATGCTATGCGCATGAATGAAAGACAAAGGTTTTTACCGCTTTACCGTATACCGCAATACCGGTATGATACCGGAACAATACCGCAAATGGAGAAATGCATGACCCCTGAAAAACGCGACGCCCTGGACCACGCCATCCAATCGGCCGGCAGCCAGATCAGTTTATGCCGGTTCCTGGAAGTTCCACAGTCCAGCTTCTGGACCTGGCATAAGGGCAACGGCCCGAGCCCCGCCATTGTTCCGAAGATGGTCGGACTGGTCTCCGGGGAGCGCACAGCCGATCAGTTCCGCCGGGACGTTTACGGCTGGCTGGCCCCGCTGAACGATTACCTGAACAGCCACAACGACCTGCCAGAGAGCGCCCGCCTGGCTGGCATCGACCTGACCTGGCATCAGATCGACCAGAGCGCCGCCCTGGACTTCCTGACACGCGATAGGGGATGGGGGAAAGCGAAGGCCAAGCGAGCGATCGCGCAACTGGCGGGACACCAGCTCACCCAGGCCCCGGCGGTAGCATGAGCGTCACGGCCATAGCCTGGGCCTGGAAGCAGCCGATCACCCGGAACCTGCTGCCCGAACTGCTGGCGCTGGCGGACAACACCAACGACGTCGGCATCTGCTGGGTACGGGTGAGAACCCTGGCCAACAAGACGAAGACCAGCGAGCGCACGGTCCAGAGGAACCTGATCGCCCTACGGGACGCCGGCCTGCTGGAAGTGATCGAGCGCAGGCTGAAAGGCAGCGGCAACCGCTGCAACCTGTATCTGCTGCCACTGCCCGGGATCGACCAGAAAGCACAGCGGGAATTCATCGGGGAAATGACAACGGGCACCCTGGCGAAAGCAAAAACAGGCACCAGCGACACCAGTGTCACCCAGGGGGGGAGGGTGACACCCATGTCACCCCGGGGTGACGCCAGTGTCACCCGTATCCATAAGAAGGAACTGTCCCTAAAGGGACTTATTCCTACGCGGGAGGAAAAACCAATCGCTCAGGAGCCGAAACCGAGCAAGCCGGCGGCCAGTGGAAAGAGCCTTCTGCCCGAGGGCTGGACGGTACCGGAAACGACCCGGGCCAAACTGCTGGCGGACGGATGCACCGAGGCGAAGATCGCGGCGCAACAGGAACTGTTCAAAATCTATTGGTCAGAGCGGACGGACAGCGTCGGCAGGAAAGCGAGCTGGAGCATGGCCTTCATCAACTGGATGAAGCGAGCGGACAAAGAAAAGGCCGCGTCCTCAGAAGACGCGGCCCATTCAACAAACCAACCAAACCGGAGCAATTATGGCACCTACCCACGGAAGCAATCAAGCGCTGGGCTCTTTGGTCAACTCGCTGAGCGACAGCAAGCGAACCAGCGACGCCAACAGCAACAGCCCGAAAAAACCGGCGACTGGATCGAGGCGCACTACGAACGAACCTAGAATCGACCGGATCCGCCGCCGGGAGCAGCGCGACCTGACGCCAGAAGAAACGGATGAAATGGACAAGTTCTTCATCCGCATGCAGGCGATCTACCGGCACCTTTGGTCTAGCTCATTCGAGGGCGAGGCCATGATGCGCCAGGCCCAGAAAGAATGGCTCGACACGTTCTACCGCGCCAATCTGACGGGGAAGCAAATCAGCGAGGGCCTGGTCCGCTGCAAGCAAACCTTCTCAAAGCCACCCAGCCCGAAGGAGTTCCTGGACCTGCTGCCCAACCGCAGGCAGGCCCACCAGATAGCCCGCCGCGCCCTGCCAGAACCGGACGACGTCAAGGCCGCCCGCTGCGAGCGGGGCATGCAGAAAATGAAAAACATCAAAGCGCTGCTTAATTCGACCAAACCAACCGAGGAAGCCCCAGATGAATAACGTCGCTACCCTGCAGTTTCAGCCCGATATGATCACCGCCACCGACACCACCGGAGGCGCCAACAGCGCCCTGGGATTGGGCGTCACCATGCGGGAGGGCCGGCCCTACCTGCGCTGGATGATCAGCAACGAAGTCGCCAGGAGCGTGGGCCTTCGGGCCGGCAGCCGGATCAGCTTCGGAATCAGCGAGGACCGCCAAACGATCGTGATCGCGCCCTCCCCAGGCAGCGGCTGGAAATTAACCAAGCAAGGCGAGAACAGCGTGGCCGCGATGGTCATCGCCGAAAAGCTGAACATCAACCCGGCGCATGGCATGCCAGTAGAGTCCCAGCGCTTCATCCGATACGACAACCAGCTGGTCGTCGATATTTCCACTTTCAACCCGCAAGCGTAAGGAGCCAATCATGGCCAGAGGCGTCAATAAAGTTATTCTGATAGGCAACCTGGGCACCGACCCAGACGTCCGATACACCGCCGCCGGCAATGCCGTGGTGAACGTCAACCTAGCCACCGACGAGAGCTACAAGGACCGCACCAGCGGGCAACTGGTCGACAAAACCGAATGGCACCGGATTGTGATCTTCGGCAAGATCGCGGAGATCGCCGCCCAATACCTGAAAAAAGGCGCAAAGGTTTATTTTGAAGGCAAGCTGCAGACCCGGAAGTGGCAGGATCAGAGCGGGCAGGACCGGTACAGCACCGAAGTGGTGATCGACATTACCGGCACCATGCAGATGCTGGACAGCCCAGGTGAGCGGCCCCAGGGCAACGCACAGCCGCAACAGCAACAACCGCAAGGCCAACGCCAGGGCCAAGCCAGCCAGCCAGCGCAGGGAGCCGCACAAGGCCAGCAGCCCACCGGCAGCAACATGCCAGAACCCATCGACGACTTCGACGACGACATACCGTTCTAAAAACCGGCTGCCTGGTATATCAAGCCGGGCAGCCGTGCCATAATCCCCGAACCAAACACCGACCGAGGAACGGCACATGAAGGTAAATCCCAAGCAGTTAATCTGGCAGGCCCCGACCACCAACGTAGACGGAACGCCGATCGACTACGCCCTGAACTACGAGGTGGGCCTTTCCGTTGACGGCAAAATGGAGCCGCTGATGGTGGTACCCGGCCAGCTTCAGGAAGGCGGGGACTACAACGCGCCTATTGCAGACCTGGGCCTTACGTCCGGCAAAGTCTATACCATCGCACTGCGCAGCTTTGCGAAAGAACAGCCCGCCCGGAAGTCGCTCTATTCCGACCCCGTCGAGTTTGCCATCAGCGACCGGATCCCCAGCCCCCCTTTAACTTTCGCAGTTTCCTGAGCCGCGTCTGGGCCTGGCTGACCGCCCTTTTCAGGAAACTGCTATAGCGATCAACCCCCCTGACGGTTAGTTAGCCGCAACAAACCGGCTGCCCGGTATGAAAAACCGGACGGCCGTGCCATAATCTCCGAAACCAACCATCGGGGCCAATTGGCATGAGCATTACCGACGCAATGACCCGCATCCAGAACAACGCCCGCAGCATAAAATTCCTCGTCAAAAGCCACCCTTCCCCTGAGCAGGTCGCCGAAATTGAGCAGCGCGCCCAATTGATAGAGCGTGAGTCAGCCCACGTCGCCGGCATACATACGACGACCCAGGGCAACGCATGAGACCCGTCGTCGGGATTGACCCAGGCATCACCGGCGCCATTGCCGTGCGGGGCGACGACCCCAGCGAGAGCGCGGTCTGGGATATGCCCGTACTGACCGAGGGCAAGACCAAGCGCGTCAACGCCGTGGCGCTAGCGGACCTGTTGCGGACCATCAGCATCGAGTACAGCCCCGAGGAAGTGCGCATCGAGCGCGTCCAGGCCATGCCGCCCAGGCCGGGACCGAACGGCGTCCAGCGAACGGCGGGCGCGCAGTCTTCGTTCAATTTCGGCAGAGGCGTCGGCGTGATCGACGGGATATGCGGCGCCCTGCAGCTTCGCGTCACCTACCCGACCCCCCAGAAATGGAAAAAGCGCGGCGGACTGATCGGCAAAGACAAAGACCAGGCCCGCACCCGAGCCCTGGAGCTTTACCCGCATCTGGACCTGCACCGAAAGAAAGACGTGGGCCGGGCCGACGCCATCCTGATCGCACACTACGGGAGCGAATAACCGTGTCAGCAGAAGAAATCATCGATGCCATAGGCCTGGATTCAGCCGCGAAACTGAGCCGCGAGTTAGGCGGCAAGTGTGTGTATGTACCACAATCGCCAAGCCCGGATAATCCCATAGCAGGCGCCCTGGGTATCGAAGCGCTGGCGAAACTGACCGCCGCCATTGGCAGCGGAGTCCTGTACATCCCAACCGGCATCTACCGCCGGGAACGCGACGCCCGCATCTCAATACTGCTGGCAAAGGGATGCACCGCCAAGCGCCTGGCCCGGGCCCTGCGAATATCCCCCAGGACGGTACGGCACATAAGCCGATTTGACCGGATGAAACACCAGATTGAAAGGCAGGCGAATGGTTCATGACGACGACAACCAGGCGGGCGGAAGCGCCCTGATTACCGACCTTTACCACCGGGTGCGGTTTATGGAGCAGAACCTGCCGCCGCGCGTCCAGAACCTGGAGATTGCAGTCTCCGAGATACGCGAGGAATTCCGAGGCATGCGACACGAACAAATTATGGCGGCCAAGGAAAACCACGAAGCCCTTAACGCGTTCCGAAGCACCCTGGATCGCAATGAGGTGGACCAGAGCGCCAGAGCCGACAGGGCCCGGGCCAACGATCAGGAGGTCAACAAGACCCTGCAGGCCCTGGGCCGGAAAATCACCTTCGCCACCGGCGCCTTCTGGGCCGGAACCGCCCTGCTCGCCTCCGCCGCCTACCACTGGCAAACCATCGCCCCCTTTTTAGCCGCCGCCGGAGCCACAGAATGATCACCGACCTCATCGTGCATTGTTCCGCAACCCCCAACGGCCGCCCCCACGACGCCGCAGACATTCACCGCTGGCACCTGGAGCGAGGCTGGGACGGTATCGGATACCACTACGTGATTCGGATCGACGGCAAGATCGAGAACGGCCGCCCGAACTACTGGAAAGGCGCGCACGTAAGAGGCAACAACGAAGGCACCCTGGGCATCTGCCTGATCGGAACTAACATTTTCACCAACGAGCAATACCTGGCGCTTGATGAGCTGCTGGGCGATCTGCGCGAGGTTTATCCCGACGCCATCATCCGAGGCCATCGGGACTACACCAGTCACAAAACCTGCCCGAATTTCGACGTTCGGATCTGGGCCAGAAACATGGGCATCGACCCGAAGTGACCCCTCAGCGGCTGGATGAATGGCGGATCGTGCCCAGGCTACTGATGACCCTTTACGGGATCGCTT